ATTCTCTAATTGGAGTCAAGTCTAAATCAAGTTTGAACTCAATTAATCCTTTCTCATTATAAATAAGGCTACCAACCCAGTGCTTACCCACGAAATCTTGATACACAGGCATTATGTCTTCCAAAAGGTCTCTTAAGTCCGCTGTTGGAAATGCACTACCTGAACTCCTCATAATAGCTTCCTGAGGGGTAATTGGATGTTCAGCTTTCTTCTGAACTATGGCATTAGGATCAGACGCACCATATTTGGTCTTAATCCTGTCATATACTGTATCAATAAGTGCACCAATAACATCTGAATTTCCATTCTTGTCATATCTTCCTTTGAAATTTAAATACGTTCCAAAGAAGAATGCACACATACCTTTTCCGTTAGTGTTTTTGTCGAATACATTAGGGATTGCAAGTATATTATATCCGTCAGAATTGTAGAAGATTTCTTCTAAACCCTCAAATGCTACACCCTCTGTACCACCTGTACCGTAGGCATTCATCAATCCAAATGCATAACCATCTTCTTCTACTGATGGTCTGGCGATTCCCCAAGCTGTTAAGAAGTCTGTAAACTTACCTGCTTCTTCCCATTCTATTAGAGAACCCCTTTTACCCCTTGCTTTCTCTGGGTCATTCTTGAGCGTTACACCCATGACCTCATTCAGCGTACCTACGTCTGTTCCAGTCTTTATATCTTTACGACCCATCTTCCAGGTCATATCATTAAGGCTGTCCTTTAAAGTTCTATTTCCTGGGAACCCTTTTGCATGTACTGCACAAAAATCTGCAACAGCAAGAAATTTGTTCAATACACCATCCTTTGTCAAATATTCCTTTTCATTTGCTACGGCATATGATTTGACTTTACCAATAACTTTACCTTTCTTATCTTCGGCTTCACCTGTTATAAAGTTTCTTGCAAGTTTAGATCCTCCTTTAAATGAGAATCCTGAACCCCTTTTCTTTAAGGTTGCTGTATGCTTACCAGCATTACGAGCTTGTTCAAGATAATGGTAAAATAAATAATCCCCATCATATACATTTGGGAATCCTTCGATTCTTGTTGCTTTTTTCGTTCCTGCTTTTTCTTCGACCTTTAGGATTGGTGAGTAGTTCAAGTAAAAATAATAATAACCTGGTATCCACTCTCCATCTGATTCCCTAACCATACCGTCCCTACAACGTCTGGCTTCCCTCTTCCAGAACTTATAATACTCTGAGTTTGGGTTTGGATTTGGAAGAAGCATAGTGTACACACCATGCTTCTCAAAATGCATTGCACTACCTCTAAAGTAGTCCATATCCTCTAAATAATGAGGATTTGTTATATCAACCTCTATCTTTCCATCAGGGGTTTTAGTACGTAGCTCTTGCTTTGGGTTAGGAGAAGTAAGAGGTAAGAATGGATCATTCCACCTATCTAAATCCCGGGCCCTCTTCCTGTCAGGTGATGCAAGGTTCTGAATAAACATAATTGAATCAATTGCTTCAAATAAGTCTCTTTTAACCTCTTTAGGCATTTCCTTAATAAGCTTCTCTGGCAGAGCAGTCTGTAAATGATTAAACTTTCTCATATCCCACTATCGTCAAATAATCCAGTTTCTCTATTACCAGCTTGTCCTTTTAACTCTTTCTCTTTAATAACCTCTCTCTCAATGTCATTCATTGCCTTAATTAACTTAGGCATCTTCTCTACTGAGGCTACAATCTGAGAGATATTAAATACAGGCTTGTTAGCCTTATCTCTCTCATTAGGATCTATCGTGTCAAGGAAATGAGATATCTTATGTATCACACCTCTGGTACTCTCAAGAAGCTTAGTTGAAGTTGTCTCTGACATCTTCTTGTAATATACTATAGCCTCATCAATGTACTCACTCTTTATCCAGTCATCATCAAGCTCTAAGGCTTGTCTAATAAGATCACTTCTTTCATCATCATCTAATACGTACATGTAGTTAGATCTATTGTCAGCCATGTAATACACATAAGCCATCTCTTTGTTAGCAGTCTCTTTATCTTTAGAACTATCATTGTTCCAAATCTCCTTAAATGGAGCAAGCATTAAAGCTTGTGGTGAGAACTGCACTTCGTAGTTTTTTAATTCGAATAAAGTCATTCTTTCCTCTTTGGAGGCAAATATAGTTAAAAAATAAATAGCAAGCTATTTTGCTGTTTCATTTATTTGTTATATATTCGCTTTATGGAAAGGAATTATCTTTTCATAGTTCATAATTAGGTTTTAGATATTAAGAAGTCCTCAAGAAATTGAGGACTTTTTTATAATGAAGATTAGTGTAATTGGTAGCACACGGCCTTTTGGCGGCCAGAGTATGAGTTCGAGTCTTGTATCTTCAACAAAGTATTTGCGATTCGCGAATCAAGAATAGTGATTCACGCAGATAATTGAACTATTGGAAGTGTAGCTATAAGTCAACGGCTTCGCCGTCAGTATCATGTAGATTTGGTATTGGGTAGGATATTTTTTATCTTTAGTACTCGTTGTACCATTGGGCAAAAATTCGCTACCTTACTCATGGGCCAGCATCCCCGCACATTAATTTGTGGCGGGGATTTTTTATGGCCCTACAGGATGTGTAGTTATTTCTTTGCTGCAGGCTTACGCTTGCGTGTGTACTTGCGTTTCTTTCTAACAGAAGGCTTCTTTGCAGGCTCTACTGCTAGTTCAACAGCTTCATCAATAAGATGAGCAGTATCTCCAACTAAGTCATCAATCTTTTGCTTAAGAATTGCAATCTCAGAGTCTTTATCATCAATTGCGTTTCTTAATTCAGCTTTAGATGCTGCAAGCTTATTAATGTCTTCATGTAGTTGTTCAAGTTCCAGGCCAGAAGCCATCATTTTTTCAGCGTGTCTTAACTTCTGTCTTGTAATGATTTTAGATGATGTTTCTCTTTCTAGCTTTTCACCTACTTTGAATCCAAAATACCACACTAAAGCTATAACTATCGGTAAATAATAAATTACTTGTTCCATTATCCTTTTACTCCTTTATCTTTTCCACTTTCTTTTTTTACTTCTTTCGCTGGTTTAGCTGGTTTAGCAGCAGCCTTCTTTACAGGTTTCTTTGGTGTGATAGCTGCTAAGTGATTAAGTGCTACTGCTACTGCTTTTTGTGCATCAAGCACTGCTCTTTTAGCAAGTTTAACTGCTGTGATCTGATGGGCTTCATTAAGCTTCTTCAAAATTGCTTCAAATTCTTTCATTTAATTATGTATTTTAAGTCTCTTTCCGAAACGATGATGTACTCCCTATCTTCTATGGTGATAATTGGCACTTTTAATTCTGTTTTTTTATCTACTTTCTGAGCCATAGTCTCAGTTAACCTCTGTCTAAAGTTAGCGAAGTTAATACAAACCTCATCTCCCCTACTTACTTGTTGGCAATTTGGACCAACTGCCATAACTTTCTGAATTTCCTCGTATTCAAGGTCTATGTCATCCACAACTTTTGTAACTAATAATATTCCTCCTTCAGTTGTTTTCTTAATTCTCTTGCAAGTTACAAAAATTGAATTAAACATTGGCTCAATATTGCTAGGAATTTCCACTTCTCTTAAAGAGTCCTTATATACTATGTCATCCAAAGCTTGTGAGGCCTTTAAATCTTCCTCCATATTCTCATTTAAACCCTCAGTTCCTCTTTGAGTCTTGTCTCTTTCGGCAAAGAAGGATGATATATCCTGTTTAAGGTCCTCCGCCTTAGCTTTCTTTTCTTCTGCCTCAACTTGAGGGCTTCCTTTTATCTTCATAACTTGTTAATTCTTTTGTATGCAGCGTAAGATGCATATAATTTACCTATTGATGGTATGTTAAAGTTCTTGGTTCTTTTATGAAACTCCTCCTCAGAGAGATTTCTTGGCAGATCCAGGCTAGTAACTACGCTTCTAATGAACTCATATTGAGATGAAATGATCTCTTCAACCTGTTCAGTAGTTACTCCGTGACTCTCAGCTATCTTTTTAATCTCAAGCTTCTCCCTCTTTGTTGTTACCATCTTCTTCAAATTTTAATATTAAACCAAACCATCCATCCTTGCTTACAGGTGGTCTTAATGATTTGTTAAGTGTGTTGTCCTTACCTAAAACACCTTTAGTTCTTAATGATGTTAAAAGGTTGTTAAACACAGGGCTCTTCATATTACCTAAATCAGATCTCATCTTCTCTCTTGACTTCTTAGAGAATAGTATCTTCTTTGCTAATTTGTAATCTCCATTAACCTGTTGTAGTATTTCGTATTCATAATAAAACAACAGACTAAGCACGTCTACTTCTCTCGACCTCAATTTGTGAAACTGTCTTAGAAACTCCAGATAATATCTGAAGAGCTTCATCTTTGGTGCAGTTATCGTCGTGTTCTTTATATTCTTCATTATTTATTGTCAGTGATTCCACCCAGTAGCTACCATTGTTATCTTTTACAATGTGCATTACTCTTGTCTTCTGACCTAGCTCAACTACTTTTGAATATGCAGAACATAATGTTCCTGCTTCTTCTATAGTGTGGAAAGGCCCCTTCTTTAAGTAGGAGACATCAAGGCTAATGTTATTTATTGTCTTCATCTAAAAATTTCTTACCGAACCTTTGTTCGTATTTTTCTTCCCATTCAGTTATGTGAGCTTCCTCCACCTCTGTGTTAGAGCATTTAGAGCAATAACATATCTTTGGTATAGTATCATCTGTTGCTACTGATGAAGATAAGTTTACCTCTACAACTGCTAATGACAAGCATGTTTTGCAGTATGCTACTGGAACGTTATTGTAATCCTGTTTCTGTGTTACCATAAATCTATTGGACAAGCTGAGTGTATTGATTTAGTTTTAGCTGCTATTATACATCCACATTTTCCGCATTTTACGGAT